TTATAACTCCTTTCATATCTTAATATAGTCATAAGATTTCATAAGTCAAGATAAGATATATATTTATTTACAACTTATAGTTGTATCAAACCTCAAACCTGAATCTACTTCCAGAAGCTCACCTGCCATTTTTTTTAAGAACAGGTAATTCGCATTTGGCTTTTTTTCCAGAAACGGCATTTTTCCTTATCTTTCCGTGAATTTTCGCCAGCGCGCCAGCGAAGAGTTGATAGTAAAAAACCCAGCAAAAATGCAATTTGCTTCAGAACGGGAACGGGAAATCCTTATTTTATGTAGTTTTTACGATCCAAATTTTCGCCGGCGCCCGCGGGAAATGGGTAGTATAATATCCCCAATCCCATTGCATTTTGCTTGACAACGGGAACGGGGATTTTAGTTTAGTTAGTTTGTGAGGGTGCTTGTATTTCCTTGAACAAGTTTGAGAACTTACCTCGTCTATCATCACCCATATCTTCGTGATGTTCTTTGTTCAGCAAATCATTATCAACGATATCAAAATGCGTACCAATTGTTTTAACTTGGTCACAAGTATGAATCATCATGATTTCTCTTCTGTCAGGGTGTTCACTCACTTTTTTATTAGGCATGTCCTCACCCTTTTTCATTTTCAAAGCGAAAGCCTCAGTCATGAAAGTGTAGAAAGGTGCATTGAAATCATCAAGCATACCTGACACTACAGTCACGGCTAAATTTTTTGACAAATCACTTGTGAACTTGCAACCGATTACCATTTCAGCAAATGGTGACTTAGGCTCTGGGTCATGTAAGACCTCAACTTTTTTACCCATTTGGATAAATTGTTGTCCTCTTTCTGAAACCATACTTCTTTTGTATGGAATAAAAAACAGGGCAGGCAACTCCATTTCTTTTCTTCTATGAAATAGAAATGCGTCACGACCATGATTGACAGAGTATGTGTGATACTCTTCCAAAGAAGAGTATTGTTCTTCCATTGGTCTAATTGCAACGAACTCAATAGGAAAGTTTTTTAAAAACTTTTCTTTCAGTTCTTTTATTAACTTTTCATTCATATGACTCCTTTTGTTTTTAGTTAATAATTCATCTTATCAAATCCCACGACATTGTCAAACCTAAAAAAAATAAATTAAAAAAATATTCAAACCCACCAGCAGAGCGCAGCGGCCCAGGCCGGATGCCATCAGTGATAACATACCCATGATCATCATTGCTTTTAACACGGGAACGGGATTCTCCTTTCATTGTCGACGGGCAGCCCACCAAGAAACAGGAGCCATACATATAGGGATGTACGAATTACTTAATGAGCTACCATGAACCGGTATACAGCTTCCCCACCCGAAGTCAAGCTTTTTCTTCAGGGACCTGCATCCTGAGCCCAGATCCTGTTTAATATAGTAAGCGCCTCCTTTTGGCCTTTTTTCTAACCAACGGGAACGGGCTTCAGGTGATTTGTAAGGTTACAGGTGCCTGGATGGCCAGTCTGTCTTTTGATAGCAAAAACCACAACCAGATGTGTTTGAACGAGGAACGGGAAACTATATCGTGTAATTCTGACCAGAGCTGGTCTCGCAGGGACGCTGCCGATTATATAGTAAAAAACCAGCAAAGTTCAATTTTCCTGTACAACGGGAACGGGGTTTCGCATAAACATTGAGCTTCCTGCATCTCCAGATTTTCGCCGGCGCCCGCGGCTTCTGGTAGTAGTTATAACAAACCACCAACTAATTTGCTTTACAACGGGAACGGGGTTTCAGGATCCGGCTGCGGCCCCAGCAGTCTGTAAAACTTTATCCAGTCACCGCTGTCCCTGATTACTGTAACGGGAAAACGGGATCTGTGGCCCCGGATCGCGTTACTACCTTCAAAAACTTTTATGACCGACTCCGTGAGGGGTCGGGCCAACACGAAAACCTTTCCACCAAATTTAGTTCTCTCGTAAATCCACGCTTTCTGAAACTTAGACAGCCGAAGTGAGTTACCTTTAATTACCTTAAGTTCAATCCAAAATTCTATACCTTTGTAACAGCCATTTACATCAGGTACACCAGGTCCAGCTTTATTTTCTATTCTTACCAAGTGAGCGTCTTTTAACGCTTTTTTTACGTCTTGCCATAATTTTGCTTCTGGGCCCTTTGCCATTTTTAGCTCCGTTTATAAGTTCATTAAGATAAGGTAAGAACCATTTATTATCTCTGATAACCTGCACCAAAAGATTTGTCAAAGCATTTACTACAAGCTCTTCTTTTTTAACATTCGTGATAGGACCGCCATCGCTACTGAGTCCTGAATAATCTAATCCGGCATGTAAAACTTCATGAAGGAGCGTATTGCCTTTTTCAATACTTTTAAGATTTTTTTCCAATAAGATTTGTTTGTTTTGCGCATCATATTCTCCTAGTGTGTTATCTTTAAACAAGATTGATTTGATTTTTAAATCGTCATAACCTATTTTAATTTTCTTCTGTTTCAACTTTGACCTCCCCAACGTGTGTGCTTACAAATGATCTATTATTAATAAAATTCAATACAGCAAGAAAATCACTAAACTTTTTTGTCTTGTCCGCTTTCAACTTCAATGTCTTCAGCGTCTGCTGGTATCTCGACAACTTTCGTTTCACCAAGCTCATCGTGCAACTCCTTAATTGATTTTATAAGATCATCTTTACTCAATGCAGATAAGTTCTGCGTTTTAATTTCTTTTCTATCAATATAAAAACCTGCTGCCTGGCCAAGTCTAAATTCAGAGTTTATAGCTGCTGCCATTTGGCCTTTGTCTTCGGCTTTTTTAGATAAGCCATCAAGTCTTTTTAAATGTCTCAAAAAATCTTTGAAATGTGCAATACCTTTTTCTCTCATCTCTTCAATGTAAGAAACAACGTGTGGAGACTTATCAGGATTAGTAAGTATGGACCCCCATTTTTCACATGTAGGTTCAGAATAGCCTGCTTGTTTAGCAGCTTCTTTTTTTGTTATGTTTGGATAGTTAGCAACATAAA